AAGTTATTGGTCAAGGAATTTTTTGGCAAAAGAAACGAAAAAGGGAATTTTTAAATTTTTACAAAAACAAAAAAAATGAAATTTTGTAAAAATCGAATTTTTCAATTTTTCAATTTTTGATTTTTTCGATTATCCCCCCCATCGAAAAAAATTTTTTTCGAGCGTCTGGGAACCGGTGAAGGGAACTTTTTCCAAGTCGGGACCGCTCAGACAAAAAGGGGATAAAAACTAAAGGGATTTCAGGAAGGAGGCCTAGTTTTTGGCAAAACCAGTCACAGCTAAATCTATCAAGTCAAAAGTCATCAAACAGATGAAAGAGCTTGGGACTTATCGCAAAGAATTTGACATGATCATTGACATCTTTTCAGGGATGCTATTTCAGTATCAGAAACTTGCTCAGGACTATGCTGACATGGGCTATCCTGTCACAGATGTCTATGTGAACAAGGCAGGAGCTGAGAATGAACGTAAGGTCCCCATCCTGACAGCGATGGAAATTCTACGGAAAGACATACTCAGCTATTCCAATCAACTGATGATGAATCCTAAATCATTGGGTGAAGTAGTAGAGCAAGACAATGGATCAGTCCTTACAGAGGTTCTGAAATTCAAGGATGAGATCAAAAAGAAACGGGTGAAGTCTGATGGGTAACGTGGAGAAAGCTAAAAAATACGCTCAACACGTTCTAGACCATCAGGAAGAGCATTGTGAAGAGAACATTTTGGCAGCATCACGCTTTCTGAGAGATTTGGACAATCCAGAATTTGAGATGGATGAAGACATGGTTGATTTTGTCGTTCATTTCATCGAGAACACAATTGTCCATCAGCAAGGTGATGATATGTTTGCGGTCTCCATTCGTAACAAGCCATTACTTTTGCAACCGTGGCAACATTTTGTTGTGGTCAATCTCTTTGGATTCTATATCAAGGGAACAAATGAGAGGCGCTTCAAGGAAGCTTTGATCATGCTTGCCAGAAAAAATGGCAAGACTTCCTTCACTGCCGCCATCGCTCTGGCCTATCAGATTCTTGATACAGATAGCGGTTCAAAATGCTATATTGTAGCCAATTCAGTCAAGCAAGCCTTGGAAGCCTTTGGCTTCTTGCGGTTCAATGTTGAGCGATGGAATGACAAGAACATTCGTATCAAAGATAACAACCAAGAACACTCCATCACTGCCAATTTTGGCGAGGAGGGTTCATTCTTTATCCAAGCGCTGGCCAATGATGAGAGCAGGCTTGACTCTCTCAATGGGAATGTCATCATCCTAGATGAAGCACACACCATGAGAAATTCCAAGAAATACGGTCTTATGAAGAAAACAATGTCAGCATACCGAAACAGTATGCTTTTTGTTATTTCAACAGCCGGGGACATTCCAACAGGCTTCCTTGCCAACCGTCTGAAATATTGTCAGAAGGTGTTGAAAGAGCTGGTCAAAGATGATTCATTCTTCATCTTTATCTGTAAGGCAAATCAGGACACTGATGGAGATGTGGGAGACTACTTGGATGAGAATGTGTTGAAGATGGCAAACCCTTCATGGGGTGTTACCGTCTCACTCAAAGCCCTCAAGGAAGAAGCAGAACAAGCTTTGAATGATCCACAGACCAGAAATGAGTTCTTCAATAAGACACTGAATGTCTTCACAAACTCAATGAACGCTTATTTCAATCCTGATGAGTTCATTGCTAGTGATGACTGCTATGACTGGACCATTGAGGAGCTTGCAAGGCTTCCTATTCGGTGGTATGGAGGGGCTGACCTTTCAAGGCTGCATGACTTGACCGCTGCTGCTCTTTATGGTGTGTACAATGACGGTGAAAAAGATGTTGATATCTGTATAACACACGCTTTCTTCCCTCGTGTCAATGCTCAGAAGAAAGCCAATGATGATGGCATCCCACTTTTTGGGTGGCAATCAGATGGCTGGCTGACAATGAGCAACACTCCAACTGTTCTCTATGATGACATTGTTAAATGGTTCATAGAGATGCGACAGAAAGGCTTCAAAATTGCTGCTGTCGGTATGGACAGAAAATTTGGTAGAGAGTTCATGCTCAAAATGAAGCAAGCTAAATTCAAAATGATTGACCAACCTCAGCTATTCTATTTGAAATCAGAGGGATTCAGAAGAATCGAATTGAAAGTGAAAAATAAAGAATTTTATTATGTACATTCGGACGCTTATGAGTATTGTGTCAGCAACGTAAGAGCTATTGAAAAAGTGGATGATGCTGTCCAGTATGAAAAACTAGATGGCGATGGAGGTACAGCAAGAATTGACTTGTTTGATGCGAGTGTCTTTGCTTGTATTCAGGCGCTTGCTAACCTTGGTAAGAATAAGAATGTGATGGCTTACTTTGATTAGATAGAAAGGAGGTGAGAAAAATGGGAATCTTTGACAAATTATTCAAGCGTGGCAAGTCTCAAACGATGTTCACAAGCTTTGGGAGTTCAGATCTGGGCATCATGTATGATGGAGATGGCTATATTCCACTAGCAAGGAATCCAGATGTGATCATGGCAGTCAATAAAATTGCTGACATGGTTTCAAATATGACGATCCAGCTGATGGAGAACACAGAATCCGGTGATGTACGAATCAAGGACGGGTTAGCCCGTAAGATTGACATCAACCCTTGCGATCACATGACAAGAAAATCATGGATCTTCAAAATTGTCAGGGACTTGCTTCTATTTGGCGATGGGAATTCTGTCCTACATGTGGAATACGATCCAATGACTGACTATATCAGCAATCTCAGACCATTCCCGATGTCAGAAGTGTCGTTCAAAAGTAATGATCTAACATACATGATCCACTTCAGGGACACTGATTTCAATCCGGATGAAGTAGTCCACTTTGCCATCAATCCTGATCCAGACCGGCCTTATATTGGGACCGGTTTTAGATTGGCCTTGAAAGACATTGTCCGAAATTTGAACATGGCCACACAGACCAAGAAGGGCTTCATGAACGGAAAGAACGTTCCAAGCCTCATTGTGAAGGTGGACTCATCCAGTGAAGAGCTTGGAACTGTTGAGGGTCGGGAGAAAATCGCTAAGAAATACTTGACAACAAGTCAGTCTGGTGAACCTTGGATTGTTCCCGATGCCTTGATGGAAGTGGAACAAGTGAAGCCATTAAGTTTGAATGACATCGCTTTGAATGAGTCGGTAGAAATTGATAAGAAAACAGTAGCTGGAATGTTAGGTGTTCCGGCTTTTGTGTTAGGTGTGGGAGATTTCAACAAAGAAGAATACAACAACTTTGTGAATACCACTATCATGAGCATCGCAACAACGATTACTCAGACACTTACAAGAGATCTACTGACTTCAACAACACGCTACTTCAAATTCAATCCACGCTCATTGTACTCATACGACATTACAGAGCTTTCAACTGTGGCCCAACAAATGACCAACAGTGCTGCAATGCGTAGAAACGAGTGGAGAGATTGGGTTGGTATGACTCCGGATCCTGAAATGGATGAAATTATTGTTCTTGAAAACTATCTTCCACAAGGCGAGTTAGGCAATCAGAGCAAACTAAACAAGGAAGGAGGAAATGCCAGTGAAGAAACGTAATTCATACATCGCTACTCAATTCGAGACACGAGAAGAACAAGAATCTGGTGACTTGATTCTGAGTGGCTAC